AGTAGAAGAGAAGTTAAACGGGCGCTCAGTCACAAAATGATTGACTGGCTGAACTCAATTGAAGATGCCAGTCTAAGACGTGCTGTCAGTAAAGGTCTTTATGTATCGGGAGGAGCCATCTCATCGGTGATGATGGGTGAAAAAATAAACGACTACGATGTGTACTTGAGCGGAAAAGCTACAGCAAGACGGTTGATTGAGTACTATGTAAAGACTGCAGGCTATGAGCGTGTGGTAATAGAGAATCTCGTAATATCTAGCAAAGTCACGAGTGTAGAAATCGTCTCTCTCAATGGCATAGAGATGAAGCATAAACCAATTCTCACAATTGATACCGATGATTCGAAAGATTATCAGTTGAAGACAATCACTGCAAACGCAATCAGCTTGACCGGTAAGATACAAATCATCACAAAGTTTACTGGAAAACCTGCCGAAGTGCACAAGTATTTCGATTTTGTCCATGCAATGTGTTACTTTAATTTCGATAAAAACTTTCTGGAAATGCCTCCTTTGGCAATGGAATCAATGCTGAGTAAAAAGCTTATTTACAATGGGTCTAAGTATCCGCTGGCGTCTGTGTTCAGATTGAGAAAATTTCTAGGTCGAGGTTGGGAAATTTCAGCAGGTCAAATTGTAAAGATTGTGATGAACTTGCAGCAGTTTGACTTGCTACAGGCAGCAGTGTTTAAAGATCAACTGGCAGGTGTTGACTACATGTACATGGCTGAACTTTGGCAAGCATTGTCTTACAATGAAAATGTAGACTTTGCTTATGTGTCTGAAATGATCGACAAGCTTTTCAATGAAATGGGTTCTGAGTCTCTCAATAAAGACCCAGCTTTCAGACCGACTTTGAGGAAAAATTGATGTTACGTTTGAAAGAATATAAAGAAGTCTATGACCATTTGTATGAATTCCCTGAACTGAAAAAAGTCTTACTGGCATTTCTTCCCGAAGAAGTAGATTTGAGAAACACTTTCAGTGAAGAAATTGGAGGAGATATTTATATCGTAGAAACTCCACTGGATATCTTAACTGTACCTGGTTTAGGTATTGACACGAGAATGGTCAGTGATCGTGAAGATTACGATGCAACTTACTTGTTTCAAACTAAATGTGAACCTGTTTTTGCAGGTATGTTCGTAGCAAATAACAACAACGGAGGTGACGTCTACCTCTTTCCGTTTTACCTACTAGTACCTTATCAAGTAGGTTTGCAAAACATCATGTGTGACAATTTAGAAACATTCGAAATTTAATTGAGGAAAAATAATGACTGCAAAACATGTAAAGAAAGGTAAATTTGAGTATATCTATGTAGAAGGTTTCACTACATACGCGTCTGTTCACAAGCCTAAAAAAGGTTACGAAAACAAAGGTCTGGAATACAGTCTGAACTTGTTCATTACAAAAGAAGACGTAGATATCTTGGAAGAAACTCTAATTAACAAGACTTTCTTCAAAGTAGGTATTGACAAGAACAAAAAGAAAAAGATCAAATTCCCGCTGGAGACTCATGAAGAGTATGAAGGTCTGTATGGTTTTAACGTATCACGCCCTTTCAAAAGCAAAGACGGTAAAAAAGCTTACATCACTGTAATTGACAAAGACCGTAAACCTTTCAAACAAATGCTGGGTAACGGTTCCAAGATTAAGATAAAGTGTTACGGCTGGAGAAATGCCGAAGATCTGTTATCTGTTGCGCTTGACACAATTCAAGTGTTGGAGTTTGTCCCTTATGAAGCCAACAACGAGTTTGAAGACGATGAGTTTGGCGGCAGCTACGAAAGACGTACGAGCAGTGCCCTTGAAGATGACGATTCTGACGGTCACGAAGAGTTTGACGAAGAAGATTACGAAGGAGAAGCTGACGAAGATTCTTTGGAAAAGTCTGATAGTAACTCTGATTCAGGCGTAAAAGAAGATGACACTGAGGGAGGTAAGTACTAATGTCAAAGCACTCTGACGAAATTGACGAAGCAGAACGCGTAGGAAAAGCTCGTGCAGCGGCTGCTAAATGGGAACAATCTGTAGGAATGACTGCTAAGAATGTGTGGGTAGAGAATCCTCAGCCCACAATGGTTGATACTGAGGTTCAAACTCATGTAGACCCTTCTCACTACAAAGGTCACATTGCAGACATGCAATGGGTAGAAACTGAGTGGGAACTTGCTCATGGAGATGTTGACAGATTCTTATTTGCCATGTTAGTGCAGATGAGAAAATATCATGCAAGATTGGGTCAAAAAGACAAGGCAGTGCAAGAGCTTAGAAAAAGTGCTTTCTACTTACTATTTGGCATCCTTGCTGTTGAGTATCCCGACAAAAGACCGTCAGCTGCTCATGTGCAAAAAGTGTTGAAAATGCTGTAAACTGCATACCGTCTCGACATCTCCTGAGACTTTTTTCTCAAAGAGATACTCAGGGGATGGTCGGGGTTCAAAGTTGGAGACTGGCACACTCTGACACAATTTTATAAGGGAGAATTTTATGATTGTTGGTTTTGATATTGAAGCTAACGGCTACCTTTTGGAAGCAGATACAATGTGGGTTCTTTGCCTTAAAGTGTTTGGTTCGGGAAAGGTGCAAAAATTCTATGGAGACGAGACTGGTTGGAAAGAAGTCTTTGACAAAGCCACTGTAATTGTTGCACACAATGCATTAGGTTACGATGTACCTTTGTTGAAAAAACTTTATGGCTATGTAGTCCCTAAACATGTAAAAGTTTTAGATACGTTACTTATGTCACAAATATTGGACTATAGAAGGTTCGGGTATGAGGGTCACTCACTAGAGCGATGGGGCGTGCATTTTGAGTTCCCCAAAATGGACTTTCGACAAGAGTCTATTGACAAAGGTATTATCGAAAGAAAAAGTCCTAAAGGTGAAGAGTTTCAACAGTGGTCTCCTTTGATGGATCTTTACTGTGAAACTGATGTTGATTTGTTGGAGAAAGTTTTTCATCAATTAGACAGAGAGTATTCGCTGCTTTTGACAAAAGTTCCAAAGATCAAGACTTACATGCGAGCAGAACACGCTGTGGCGAAATGGTCTGGGGAAGCTGAACTGGAAGGATGGCCTTTTGATATTGAAAAAGCACTTAAGTTGAGAGATGAGTTGAAAGTTAGACTTGATGTCACAACTTCCAAACTGGAAAGTCAGCTGGGTTCCAAGTCTGTAATCGTAGACCGTATCCCTCATTCACAAGATGCAGAGATACGTGCTGTTACAAAATACCCGCAATGGACAGGACAAGGAAATTACCATGTAAATACTGCAAAAGCACTGGGCGTAGATCCTGAAGACGGCTCATATGAAGATTTGATATGTACAGGAGGTTTCTGTCGTGTGAGATTTGAGCCTTTGCAGCTGTCCAGTAGCGACGATGTAAAAATCTTTTTGTTCAGGCAAGGCTGGGTACCGACTGAATATAATTGGAAGGTTGATCCAGATGACTACAAAAAGAAAATCAAAATGTCTCCGAAGATAACTGAAGACTCTTTGTTGCTATTAGGAGAAGAAGGCGCACTTTATCCAGAGTATCTGACAATAAATTCACGTTACGGTATTGTGAAAGGTTGGATAGAGAAATACTCTGAGGGACGTCTGCACGGAGGTTGTATGGTAGTAGGTACACCCAGCATGCGTTCTCGTCACAAGATTATTGCCAATGTACCATCGGGCGAAAAAGAAGATGACGGTACAGCTGTAAGTCTTTACGGCCAAGAGATGCGAGAACTTTTTACCACACTGGATGGTTACACTCTTGTAGGTTGTGACTCTTCAGGTAATCAGGCGAGAGGTCTTGCGCATTACTTGGGAAATAAAGATTACATCAGAATCTTGTTAAATGAGGACATCCATCTATACAATATGTCAAAGTTGAACGATGTGTTAGAGGGGATGGGTTACGGAAGAGTCTGTACAAGACCTATGGCAAAACGAATACTGTATGCTTTCTTGTTCGGAGCAGGCGGTGGCAAACTTTGGTTGTATATATTTGGAACAGTCGATGATCGTAATGGCGCAAAGCTCAAGAATGGGTTTATTGCTGCAGTGCCAGGCTTCAAAGACTTAGTAGATAAATTGAGGAAAATCTATGTCAGTACAAAGAAACGCGGTTTCGGCTATGTACCTTCGTTGGCGGGTAACCGTATTTATATTGACTCTCAACATAAACTGTTGGTATATCTCTTACAAGCTTGCGAGAAAATCACGTGCAGTACCGCGCTCATGTTGGCTGTTGAGCAAATGGACAAAGAAGGGATAGAATACCACCCTTTAATAATGTATCATGATGAGTTCAACTTCATGGTGAAAACAGAATTTGCAGAAAGAGCAAAACAAATCGGAGTCTGGGCTTTCAAAGAAGGTCCTAAACTATTCGGAGTAACTATTATGGACGGTGCAGGTGCCACAGGTAAAAGTTGGCACGAAATTCACTGAGGCATGTTATGAAAGAAATTAAGAATGAACAAGCGCTCGTACATCAGCTCAATACTCTGTTTCAAGGACAGCCTTTAGACGTGATAGCAAAAGTCTCTGGCGTGTTCTTATTTACAGCGCTGGGAAATATGAGTCAAGACCAGTGCTTGCTGAGTCTCTCTTCAATAGAAGATATGGTAATAAAAATATACGAACGACGTTTTGGAGGTTTTACAAATGAACAATAGTACTTATAATGCATATCTCTTGCTGGAAGAGCTGGCTGAACTTACACAAGCCGCAGTGAAGTGTCTGAGGTGGGGTGACGAGTCTAAGTACAAACCTGAATGGAAAACTAATCGGGAACAAATGCTTGCAGAATATAACGATGTAATTGCTGTGCTTGAGTTATTGAAAGCAATCCCGCAAAAACCTGTGATGAAAGTAGTGACATCTACAAGTCTCATCATTTCGAGGGTTTCTCTCGCACAGAGATTGTTGATAGTAGGTATTACAAATGACAGTCTTGAAGTAATGTTACCAGACATTGCTTTACAAGTTTTAGCATTAGACCTGTCTGTAAACGGTAAGCAAGTAAAAAGTAAAAAGAAAAGGGTGGCTTTGTTGAAAGAATACTCAATGGCAAGAGGTCTTTTGGAAATGAATCGCAAAGTCCCATTAACAGATGAGCTGGTATATTCGACTTGGCTCGCACAAACAACATTGGAGAAAAAATTATGACAGCAATTGCACTTGTAGACGGTGATGCAATGACATATCCTGCAGCTTGGGTAGCATGGCAATCGGCAAATTCTGAGACGTATATTAATCGACTGGAAGGTACAGGTACGCGTTTTGAAGACGATCCACCAGAAGTCCGTGAAGATATCTTTGAGAAAGCTAAGATGATTTTTGAGAGACAATTCAAAGGAATGTTGCAAGAAGTTAATGCAAGCTCTTTCAAAATGGCGATTCGCGGTATGGGTAATTATCGCGAAAGACTATATCCTAACTACAAAAAGTCTCGAAAGACTGGCAAGACAAGTCCCGTAAGAGAGTATGTTAAAATGCTTGACCAATGGCTCGTTGAGACAGGTGTTGCAATACCTGCGGTAGGAAGAGAGGCTGATGACTTGTTGAGAATATGGGCCAACGAAATGGATGTTGACGATTATATTATCTGTGCTACTGATAAAGACTTGCGCTGCATACCTGGGCGTCACTTTCATATCAAAACTAAGTGGGAAGATGTCGCAGAACCTTTCGATGCTCTCAAAATGTTTTACGGACAAATCATGTCAGGTGATGCTGTAGATAACATTCCTGGACTAGCCAGAGTCGGTGAAAAGACTGCTCAAAAATGGCTGGCAGGGTGTAAGACCGAAGAAGATATGCAAGAAGTTGTCTTGGTAAAATATCTGGAAAAACATCCTCTGAATTGGTACGATGAACTGGTGCTCAATGGCAGCCTCATCTACATTCAAGAGACTGCTGATTCAAAGTTTGAAGACCTCTTGGCAAAGTGGCCTTGCATGGAAGGCATGCGGTGAGTGGCTGGCTGGTGGTTAAAGTCGCAGAAGAAATCCGCATACCGTTGTCTGAAATAGACGATTTGGAAGAAACTATCTCAGATATTCGTGATGGTTATGTGCATGATTACGCTCTTGACGGTATGCAAGAGAGCTATAACGTCATAATACGCGAATACTCAGCTGAAGGGGAACTTGTCAATGAATTTTCAGATTGAAAACATTTATACAGGCATGCCGTTGTTAACAAAAGACCCTGACAGGCTTACAAACGCAGTTTTAGTGAGCAAGGTCAATGAAAAAACTTATACAGTACTTTCTGACTTTGGTAACTTAATGCGCTTTACTCTCAGTGAGCTGAACGAGCTTTATTATCTGAAATACGACCCTGAGGGCTTTTTCAAAGAGATGGCTAAAGACCCTTACTATTTAAAAGACAGGTTAGCGGCACAACGCGAAGCACTCGATAATTTCGAAATCTTTTTGAACGGGAGACACTTGGATGGATAACGGACACTGGGACTTTCCCGAGCAAATGGGGGGAAAAGAGTATATAGGTTTTATCTATGTAATTCATGACCCTCTTTTCGGAGAGTTTTATATAGGCAAGAAACATTATCGCACTGCAGGAAAAAACAATTACGGTTTACAGTCTGACTGGAAAAGTTACGTATCTTCTTCTAAATGGATGCAAAAAATAACCGCAGAAGGTTCTTTGAAGAGCTTTGACTTTATTGTGTTAGAACAATATAAAGCTAAAGGTATGTTGACTTACGCAGAGACTTGGTCTTTATGTGCAGTGGAAGCACCTACTAGAAAAGACTGTCACAGTAAACGTATTGAAAAAGTTCAGTGGAAAGTTTCAGAAAACATAACCGAAAGGCATAAGCTGAGAATGTCGCCTTTCACAAAAACTCAGGAGAAAACTTAATGCTTCCAGTTATAACAATGTTATTAGTACTTTCGGCAATTGCAGGTGTCTTCGGTTACGTAATAGTAGCACTTTCTGACGTAGCAGCGTTGGGCAGATTCGACTATCTTGCTTTAGGGTTTTGTGCTTTCTTACTAAGTCTTGCCCTGAATACGATAGCAGAAAAGATAGGTGAACGTAATGGGAAAAATAGTCACAAGTAACCAGCCTTGTCCCAACTGCCCGTCTTCAGATGCTTATCAGATCTACGAAGATGGGACAGGTTTTTGTTTCAGTTGCAAAGAATGGGGCGGTAAAAAACTGACTTCTGGAGAAGAGCCTCCTAGACCTAGAAAGAAAAGAAGTATCATGGATTCTTTTCCCAAAGAAAAGACTGTCGAAGAAATTGAAAGCTTTGAAGTACGTGGCTTTCGTGACAGAAAAATCAGCAAACGCGTGGCAGAACATTACGGTTGTAAAGTTGAGTACACCGCTGACGGTAAGATCAAAGCACACTATTACCGTTACGGTGACAAAGCATACAAAGTAAGAATTCTCCCTAAAACGTTTTATATGATAGGCACTACCAATTTACTTTTCGGTCAAGATAAGTTTAGTATGGGAGGTAAGCGAATAATTGTGACCGAAGGTGAGTTGGATGCAATGGCTGTACAACAAGCCAACATTGAAAGATGGGATAAGTTTTACCCAGTAGTGTCTCTGCGTTCGTCATCTATGACAAAAGATCTTCTGAAACAAAGAGAGTATTTGCGCTCTTTTAAAGAAGTCATTTTGATGTTTGACCATGATGAAGCAGGCGATGCAGCTACAAAAGAAGCCATTTCAATTATAGGTTACGACAAAGTAAAAGTGGCGACTCTTGCTTTTAACGACCCTTGCGAAACTTATATGAATGAAGGTGTAGACGGAATACAGCAAGCAATCTTTAATGCTGCTTCACAAACGCCTGTTGGTATGGTAACTAGCAAAGAAGATGTAAAAGAAGCTTTGCGGAAACATCGCTCAGTCAAATCTATCCCATACCCTCCTTGTCTAGAAGGTCTGAACACTAAACTCAAAGGTATGCGTTTTCACGAAATTGCAACATTTGTTTCCGGAACAGGCAGTGGCAAATCTACTGTTATGAAAGAAATAATGTTACACATTTTAGAAACTACGCCTTATTCTATAGGGATTGTCTCGCTCGAAGAATCTGTTGCAGAAACAACTACAATCTTAGCAGCAATGTCTTTGAAAAAGAACAGTGCAAAACACGACATCCCTATTGAAGAGTTAGAAGAAGGTGTTGACAGTTTCTTTAAAGAGGATGAAAAAGGAGAGTCGCGAATAACAATCTTGGACCATCAAGGTGCTATCGCAGACTTTTCTATGTATGACAGACTAGAATACATGTGCTTAAAAGGCTGTCAATTTCTTTTTATAGATCACATAACGATACTTGTATCTGAAGGTGCTGAAGGGAAAGAAGGTCTGGAAGCGCAAGACAAGATCATGAATGATTTGTTAAAACTTGTCAAACGCTACCCTGTATGGATAGGTCTTGTATCTCACTTACGAAAAGTTCAAAGCGGAAAAAAGTCTTTTGAAGAAGGTGTCATACCAACTTTAGACGATATTCGTGGCTCAGGTTCAATAAAACAGATATCGTATGACGTTATCGGTTTTGCCAGAGACATGACTTCCGATGATGAAATGGAAAGTAATTTAATAAAAATGTCTTCTCTGAAATCTCGTCACAGTGGTTTGATGGGTAAGGTTGAAGGTTCTTTTTATGATTATGATACAGGGAGATTGAAAAGAGAGAGTGAAGTCGATTTTATTGACATTGAATTTT